CCATGCGTCTAGCCTAGGCAATGCCTTGTATATCATTCAATCATGCGCGAAATAATTGATGACGCAATTCAGATAATCCCGCCTCCACACCTCATTCTACATAAGTCTCTCTACGTATAACCTATAACTGGATCGGTCCCGCGCCACCATTCCGGCTTCCGTACTGCCCTTTTACTTGGAACGCTCAAATTGAGTCTCCGTGCGGTCGTAACTCCGGTCTGGTCTTCCTCCCTATATGGGCGCGCGCCTCATGAGTCCTCCAACATCCGGTGACCGATGTTGTCATCAAAGAGGCGTAAGTATAGCATACCGTGACATGAGAGCAGGGGCAGATACAAACCTACCCCCCGCCACCATGTTACATGATACCATACCCACAGATCACTGGTGGCCAGTAGCGATGTGGTACAGTGTCGGGCTCAGTTTATAGACATGGGCCCGCGTGGTCTATTTGCTCTGGATATGTAATCAAAGACGCAACCCAGATTTTCCGCCTCCACACCGCTATTCTCTCGTGCCTCATCAGATGAGTCTTATTTCTACGAAGACCTATAACAGGATCCGCCACGCGCCTCCATTCCGGCTTCCAAAATGGACCAAAAGTCCATTCATCTCCCGGTCTGGTCTTCCTCCCTATAAGGGCGCGCACCTCATGAGTCCTCCAACATCCGGTGACCGATGCTGTCATCAAAAAGGCGTAGTACATTATACCACGTATTGAGAAGAGGGCTGATAGGTGCCACATGTACGTGCCCACTAAGGTTACTTTAGAGGATAACCCGCGGAAAGCCATTAAAGGTGGCTGCAAGGCAAGTCGTAAGAAAAGGCAGCCTTATTCCGCACCGCCTGTAGCACGATGTACAACAAAAATCAGTTTCCACCCCCCAACACACGGTTATGTACGGCATATCACTGGTGGCCAGTAGTGATGTGGTACAGTTTCGGGCTCAGTTTAAAGACATGAGCCCGCGTGGTCTACCTGCTCTGGACATGTTACCCATCCCCTTTGCTCAGCATCTGAATTTCCGCAATACGCATTATGCGGGACTCATAAGCTGCAGCATGCAATCTCCCCTCCCCGGCACCTTTCCTATACAGCATCAGAATTTCAATGAACGGGGGCATGTCGCCAAGCCAACGAGAGGAAATTATGTAAGCTGGAACATCCCAAGCCTTCATCGCATTGGCCCAGTAAGAGGGCTCAAAACGACTGTTCTCAGGTATCTTGGTCCTCAGCCACGCACCATACATTTCCATCATCGTCCTAATGTCGCTATTCCAGTACCCGACAAGATAACCACTAGTGCAGCGAGCAAGCTCCCAAAGAACGACGTCCTCAAACGCCGGAGCAGGATCCTGAGCCTCAGGATTATGCTCAGGATAGAGCATGCTTTCCACAGTAGTTATAAAGTCGGGAGCCGGCATCACTCCATATTGTGTCTTCATGAAGTAATTGGACAAAAACTTTACGCTAACCCCCTCCGTCGGATATTCACCAGTAAGCTCAAGAACGCCCGTTGAGTAAGTATCAGAAGCCTTAACCTCGAGTACAAAGTACTCGAAGAACTTCTCCTGATATAGGCCCATCGTCTTCTCCTTGCTAAACGGCGATGAATAGACGGCGACTATTACGTCATCACCAAAAGTCCATGCTGCTGCATCCAGCCCCAACTCCCCAAACAGTATTTCATGCATCAGCCAGTTGGCATCACTGCCAACCTGCGATGTCCACGGGTCGCCACTCGCGACGCCTCTCTCCTTGACGTACAAGTTGCCATCTGGCGCGGCAATTTCTGTGTCCACGAGGTGCTTAAACTCACTCTTCCAGTACGCACTATGCCCAGGATCAGGAGAGAACCTGCGCGATATGCGTTTTAAACTCTGAGACAGTATTTCTCGTGGAACAGTCTGATCATAACCCGAAAAGTCTGCACAGATAAAATAGTCTGGTTTTCTCGTCCCTACAATACAATCTCTCAAATAGCCATACCAATTGTGAAAGTTAGACATCCCTATCATAACACCTCCTTTCGTCTTATCAAAGTTCTTGACGAGAAGTGAATACGGTACGGATGCTAGCGAACCCATTAGATGCCTTTTGAGGTCAGGTACAACGACAAGCCTACCTTCCTTTTTACTACGCTCCTTTAACGAATCGACCAACTTCCCCCTGGCAGCCATGAAACATGGCGGAGTATCATAGAGCCTTCCAGCACGTAGGGTGCCGATATCTCTCCCAGCCTCCTCGAGTGCATGTGGCAAGGCGGCGCACTTAGTCTTTAGGCCCATCTTCTTCCATCTGAGTCCAGCACTAGTGCCGGACGGAACCTTAACGCGAAACAAATTCTCTAGATTCAACCAGTCAGTCATTAGGATCTGACGCGTAGTGCCCTCTGCATTGTTCATGCGGCTTAGAGCCGCTGGCAGCTGCCTACGAATCACATCATACCTGACTTCCCGGTTTCCTCCGAAACGCTCCAAATGACGTTCAAGGTCAGAAACACTGGGCGGACGAAATTCCTTCGCCCAGCTAGAATCTGGTAACCTACCCCAAAGTACCCCACCGCCATCATACTTCGAAAAGAACTCTTGAAATAGAGAAGATCGAACGGTTACTGGTTCCATGTACTTGTATTTTAATTTCCCCGACCACCCAACACACTCCACGTACCTGACGGACGGATCCCTAGTCAGTTTGTTAAGGGTATACCCCCACTCGCCCACCCTACTTGAGCGATCGGTATATCCAGACACACTTGTAGAAACATCGTCATACAGGTCATCCTCACCCCAGTCATGCCCAGAGCACCAATCCTATTTTCCTTCGAGGAAATCCATAATGGACGGATCTACACCGTCAGCCTCGAGGACGGGACGCGGTGCAAGCGTTGGAGCCCTCTTCTGCGCAGCCGAAGCTACTAGAGGGAGGTCGTTGAGACCAAAAATCTCCAGCTGGTCTTCGAGACCGATCTTCTTGCGCTCGTAATTATCGTCATAACGTGCGAGCATTTCATCCCTCTCAACCAGCAGATCAGCGAACTCCTTCTGCACGATCTGGTAAGCAGCCCTGGCTCTATTTGCACGGGCCTGCACTTCCAGAATACGCTCCTTGAACTCCCTGACAACCTCGGCATAACCGGCCTTCCTCTTGGCCGTCTTGAGATTCAGGATCTTATTAAGATGTTCCTTGATCTGCGATATCGTGTTTTTGGCTTCACGAACTAAATCGGGCGTTTGACTGGCGATCTTAATAACATCGTCAGCTGAATAAGTCTTTTTAGATTTATTCATTGCGCTAAATAGTGCGGCAACCATCACAATCGCCTGCGGCCAGACCCACGTGAGCCCGTTGGTCGTCAAATCAACACCACTCTGTCCGTAGTATGGGACGGGAATGCCGTCCTGTGCTACGCACATTATGGGGAGAAAGTTCCTCCAAACTGGATTTGAATACCCGGGGTCAACAACGCGTCTGGCGAAGGTGAACGATATGGGAAATACCTGATAAGGGTTAGCGAGATCTCCGTCGAGTACTCGCGCGCCAGTCCACCATTCGGCCCACGTGACTTTGTAGGCAGCCCATTGCTTCATGGCGATTTCGCTTCCAGGGTGATACGGGTTCCCATCCTCATTTAGGGGCAACTTGACAAGATTACCCTTCTCATTGAGGACAGAAGGAACAGGCTCAGCCTTGCCACCAGTTGACGTATTTCCTACGATCGCGTGGATAAGCCGATTGTGACCCTGATGTGTCATATGTTTCCCCAGATCGGACATTCTATCCTTCTTACTGGGGTGTGACAAATCAAGCGAGGGCCAATCGGATAACTGAACCTGGACGGCGCATGGCTGGGGTACGATGCCAGCTTGTTTTTGCCCATTCGCGGGACCAACAGTGTTCGAACCCTCCGCCCCTCCGGGCGGCCGATTGATTGACACTGCTGACGAATCGGCAGCGGGTGTTACAGACTTTGCGGTAGCCTGTTCCTGTCCTGGAGTATGTCTCTCCTTTTCAGGTCGTGCAAGTCCCTTCTTACTATGTGCAGTGGACACTCTAGCCGCGCCCGCAAGCCCCTTGACACGCGCGTCAATGAGCTTGTGGAACACGGCATCTACCATCGGTGTTGCGAGGTAGGCCCCTGCACCAGAGTTAATCTGGGGCTGCTGAATTACGTCAGCTCGTGATGAAGTACTCCCTTCATCTAGGCAAACTCGACCTGAGTCCATAGGGGTGTTATTCCGTTTTCCATCGGAGGTTTTGGGGATTGCACGTTGCATCGCTG